TCGCCATCGGGCAGGTCGGGGTAGAGGGTCAGCAGGCGCTGGGCGAAGGCCTCCAGGTCCTGGCCGGCGTCCAGGGCGCGGTCCAGTTCGGCGCGGATGCCCGCCACCCAGCGGTCGATGCTGGCGGCGGCGGCCTGGCCGAGGCGCGCGGTCTGGATGGCTGGCCAGTCGGCCTCACGCTGCTTGGCGGTGACGCGCAGGGCGGCGCGCAGGGCGAGGGCGGCGCCATCCCGAGGACGCGATGGCTGGCCCGTGGCGGCGTCCGCGGCATTATCCTGGTCCCTGTCATCCTCCGCCGGGCCGGCGGCGCCCTGGGGCGTTCCAGGCGTGTCCTGGCTCACGTCCAGCGGCTGGCCGGTGACGGGGTCGATGGCCGCGGGCGTGGCCTTGGCCAGGACCGCCTCACTGTCTCCCGCCTCGGGGATGCCGGTCTTCTCGTGCAGCCACCAGGCGGGGATGCGCGCGCCCAGGTCGACGAACACCGGCAGGGTCTTGGCCAGGACCTCGTAGTCCGCCGTCTCGCTGGTGTCGAGGTAGAAGCGCGGGGCGCGCTGCGGACTGGCAATGCCGAAGTTGAGGGCCGCCAGGGGCCACAACAGGTCGCGGCGAATGGTGGCGGCATACTGGCGGGCATCGGACGCCACCAGCTCGTTGAGGCCGCGTTCATGGACCTGGCCCAGGCTGTAGGCCCCGGAGCCGCGGTCGGTGCCGGTGGTCAGAGTGCCACCGAGGATGGCCTTGGACTTGGCGCGCTCGCACCAGTCGAGCATGGTCTGGTAGTTGCTGCCCTCGGTCTTGGCCGCCTCCAGGTACTCGATGGCCATGCCCTCGGGGATGATGCCGGCGGCGCGGTGGCCGAGGCTGGCGACGGCGGTGAGCAGGGTGGCCTTCTCCTCCGCCGTGGCGCCGCGGGGGTAGGTCCCCAGGCGCGCGGGGATGCCGAGGATCTCCAGCAACTCCGCCAGGTCGCCCAGGGCGTGATTCTGGAACAGGTAGGGCCATACCAGGCAGCGGTGCAGGCCCAGGCGGGCCAGGTACCCACTTTTTGCCTTGTGACGATGGCTGAGCCAACCTAGGGGCCATAGCTCCTCACCGTCCAGCTGGCCGTTGCGCAGGCGGATCTCATCACGGAAATCAGGCCTGGTCTGAAACCAGGTGTGATCGACCCATCTCGGCTGCTGGACGATGCGGTTGGCGCCGTCTAAGGCCCAAGGGATCTCAAGCTGGACCCAGCCGTGTCCGATGCCGTCCGCCAGGTCAATGATGAGGTCTTCCACCTCTAGCGACCGGAAGACTTCGGTTGCCTGGGCGGCGGCCTTCTTCTCGACGGGGTTGGCGTCGTCTGGTGGCACGATCTGCCATTCCAGGGCGGCGGCGGCCAATTTTCGCTTCCCAAGATCGCTGGAGATCTGCGCGTCTTTTTCCTCCATATCCTGGAACAACGCATGCTGGCGGGATAGATCGCCCTGCTCGGCGGCCTCGAGGATGGCATAGAGCCCGGCTGGGGTCAGGCCCTTGCTGGGGTGCTCGGCGAACTCCCGATGCAGGCTGCCCACCATGGCGCGCTCGCCTCCCTCGCCGGGGCGCACCGCGGTCTGGGTCTCGCGCAGGGCAAGGGCCTGTTTGGGTTTGCTCAGGGCGGTGCGCAAGTTGTCAAGCCAGGAGGGCATGTTCATGTTGTCACCAGGCGCCCGGAGCGCGGTCGTAGTGGCTGAGATCATCCTCCGGCCGGCGGCGCCAGCCGGGGGCGGTTCCCGGCAGGGAGGTGAACTCGATAGGGCCGGCTTGCGCGGCGGCGGCGAAGGCGTAGGCGGCGGCGTCCACCGCATCATCATGCTGGCCCTCTGGAAAAGCCAGAAGCTCCTCGCGAAACCAAGCCGGCACCTTCGCGGCGTCGTGCCATACAAGGCGCTGCTCGTAGCGGGTCAATAACGGCGCGAACCTGGTCACTTTATCACGATCGGGCTTGATGCCACGTACCGCCCATCGGGTGGATCTAGCGAGTTCCTGAACGACGGCCGCCTGGTATTGGGTCTGCTCAATTGCGATCAGGGCCGGTTGCCATCGTTGCGCGGCGGCCTCGATACGGGCCAGAACCTCGCGGAAGCCGCAGCGGTGGCGCTCTACCTCGCGCAGGTAGATCCGTCCTGAGGCGGGATCTCGGCTGAGGGCAACGATGGCGGTCCAGTCAGCGCCTTCGCGCTCGCTGATGGCCAGGTCCACCCCCAGGACTACCGGCAGGGCGGCCGGGCATGGTCCGTCCTGTAAATACTCTGGCTTTACCAGGCCGGCGCCGAATATAACGAACTCAGCGAGGTGCTCTTGAGCGAAGACCAGTTCGGGCAGGTCGTTGCGCGCGCTGTCGATTTCCGATGGATCAAGAAATGGGTTGTTGTAGCTACTGGCTACATAGTTTGTCCATGCGGAATTGTCCTCGGATTGCTTGAACAGATCGTAAAAATAATTGAGCCCTTTTGGGGTGGAGAAAAACCACGCAGCGCCTTTATGGTCGGTAAGCGTGGGCCGGATTCCTTCCGTCCACGCCGTTTTGAGATCGCCGGCGATGGCCGCTTCATCGATGATGACCAGGCCATATTTTCGGCCGCGGCCGCTATCGGGGCCGATGTTCCAAAAATCGAGCGCGGCTGACCCAATCTCGATGCGGTTTTGTGAACCATCGACGCGGGTCAGCATAGGCCCGAGGAACCGCTTAGCGGATCTCCAGGCTTCGTCCAATAGTTTATAGGTTGGCGCGAACCAGCCCACGTCATAACCGGCCGCCAGTCCTCCAGGCGCCATCGGCGAGCCATAGTAGGCCAGCGCGAGGCCCATGGTTGTCTTGCCCCAGCGGCGTCCACAGGGAATGACGTTGAACCGCTTGGACCGCGTCAAGCAGTCAACCTGGCCCGCATGCAGATAATTAGCCATTATCCGCCTGCTCGTTGGCATGCGGTCCGATTAGGGCGCGCCAATCCGGGGCCTGGGCCGTCACGATCTTGGCTGCCACCTGATGCTCGACCCTGGCTTCTGCCGAGCGTTTGGCGCGCGTCATCTCCCACCATCTTATGGCGGCAATGTCGCCATCGATGGCGCGCTCATAGAGGGCTTTACCGACACGTAGCTCGGCTTTTGCCCTTCCCGATTCTAAGGCGGTATTTACCGCCACGTCATGTTGTTTTAAACGCAGTGTGCGCGGTGACACCTCCATCACAGCGGCAATTTGCGGGATCGTCAGGCCATAACCAGCTAGCGTCTCAATGATCTTGAGATCGCGTTCTGTGACCACGAACTTACGCAGGGCCATGGCTGGCTTTAGAACGGCACTTCATTCGCCCCGACCGGGCCGGACTTTTTGCCGAAAGTGTCCATTCTGCGGTCAAGGGATCGGCGCCGCTTTTCAGCGTCGCTCAATTTCGGCGTGCGGTAACCCCGCCCTGTTTTTCGGGTTCCGCGTTTTTCGCTACCTGTTGCCATAAAGCCTCCCGGCGCAGCATGACATGATTGACGTGGTAATTGTTGAGGATGTTGCTCATCCAGTCGCGATGAAATTTATAAATCGCCGGATCGTTGTCAATAGTGATCTGCTCGATATTGAGCGATGAGCGTAGATTGGCAGACCCGCCTAAGACCAAGTGCCGGCCGCAGGTTGTTTTGATGAGCGTGATCTTGGTGTGGATGCCAGCCACGGCCAGAAAGAAATCTGGCCCGGCCAGATGAGTGATGATGTCTTGGACCCCAGACTGGCGCTCATTAGCGAAAAAATAATCCGAGATGATCAGCCCCATGCGCCCGGCCAAGTAGGCGATCTGTATATTTTTTAGGCTGTCCACGTTTTCCCGCGACAGGGAAAGCGTGGTGATGATGATCTCTTCAGCGACCAGATTGTTGGTTGCTAAATAGGCTTCAATGAAATCACCCGCGATGAAATTGCCGGAGACAATCATGTCCACATGATCGCCTTCCTCCAGGGCGCCAATTTCCCTGGCCGCCCTTTCCGCGTACTCATATTTGAGCGCGCGTGGCCTTTTGAACCTCTTGACCCTTGCGTATTCTACGTGCCTATCTTCCAGGCCGATTTCGTCAAAGAGATCATCATCGCCGATAAATCCCAGCATCTGGCTGGATTCCAGGCTTGCAAAAAAATCTTCATTTTGGCCAAGCATGCGCCTCTCCCGTTTGGTGCTTATAGTATCGGCAATTATAACGTAAGTACATGAATATAGGAAGATATTTCTGCTTGCTGGCCAGATCGGCCGGCAACGGAGGAATGACGATGCGCGTGTTCATGGCAACATGACCGGGGTTTTTCCGGAGTGCTGATGCCGATGATGACGTTTACCCTTGGCACGGTTACGCGATCCCCGCCACGGCCGCGCTCGCATCTTGCCAACACTGACCCCATCGTCCACGATTGGGTTTACCGGGACGCCAAAGGCGCAAATAACACAACCAGGCCGGCACTTCGGAGACAGGTAATGGACCAGGATTGGTCTCCAACAAAAGCCGAGCTATCCCGGCGGCCAGAACGTCATTTGTTTCTAGGGCCGCCCAAACAGAGACAGCATCATCGGGGTCCAGGCCGCAGCCTCGGCATAGGATTCTGGCCTGAGTCTTCGTGGCCCGATGCATCAGCACGCCTTTAACGCCAATCTTTTCAAATTGCCAAAACCCGCGGGCTGGCCCTTTTTTGCCCTTTCCCGCGAGTTGAAACCGATATGTCCAATTGCTCTCCTGCCCCGCGATAGCCAGCAACAGCCGGGTGGCCTCCAATGACGGCGGAAGGCCGATCAAAGACAACACCTGCGGCAGGACGGGTACAAGGATCTGGTGATTGAAGGTCGACGCTGTCATTTGGCCTCCTGCAATTGGTCAATGCGGGCGGCCAAAGCCAAGCCTGACGTGATGCGCTCCTGGCGTTCTTTGTCGAGGCGGTCCGATAAGCCCTGGTCAGCGGTCATCCTCTCGTGGCGTTCGCGGTCGCCATCCACCGATGTATAGCGGGGACCCTTCGTGGCGAATGCCCCTAAATTAACGATGGCAACGATCAGCACGAGGTTGAGGATGAGTAGGCCGTATATCGACCATTTGTGCAGGCTGATCATCTGTAATGCTCCCGAACCCATATCTCGATTTGCTGAATAGCCATCACGACGCCAGCGATCGCTCCAAATAGCCACGCCAGAGCTCGCCGCGTCATCTTAACCCATCGACTTGATTCAACTACTGCTTTTAACTCGTCTCTGTTTTCGTAATACCACTGAGACTTTTCTGTGTCTGACCGCATCCAGGCAATCAATGTGTCCGCCTCCGCCCGCAGGGTAATGATTTCCTTATTCATGTTGGCCAGATCCATCTCTACTCTGTGTAGATGTGACAACAATTCGTCGTGTAGATTGGCCAAGACGGATGGCGGAGGGCTGACATTGTGCCCCGAGTGATCGGTCAACGACATACAACCTGTCAGCCATGCCACCGTGGATGCAACAACAGCGTCATCAAGACGCCAAACCCGACCCCAGCTAAAAACTGCTCGCCGTAGGGGGCTAGCGTCAGGAGACGGGTTGTCAGGTGGCGCATTGCCCTAGCCTGAATTAGCCTTTTTGAAAAGCCCCCGTCCTGTTAAACAGCCCGACCAAGACGGAAATGCTCTTTTCGATGAGGGGCCACATCGCTGCCGTCTGACCGGAGATGGATTCTAGAATCTCGCGAATGGCGGCCAGTTTAGCCTCACCCTGGCCCTGGCCGGGTATCGCCTCTTCGATTGCTTTGATGGCGGTAATGATCGACGGGATCAGTTGAAGTAGAACAGTTGCGGATGTAAGCCAGTTCATTTCACTTTCTCCTGGCAGTGTATGCCAAATTGAATGTCAGGAATCTCTGAAAAGCCCTCGGGGATCGTCGTCAGCTTGGCGGTTGGGCCGCAGGTGCACGCGGTCAGGCAGCCGCACATCACGAGTGCCGAAACGAGCCACCAAGGTCGGATCAACCGGCGCTGGACGATTAACCGTACCCCAGGTCGCGACAGCCAGGCCGCCAAACTCGATGGCCTGGAACAACAGGTCAGTGATGGCGTCATGGTCAATGCTCCATCCCCATCGACTTACAACGGCGGCAATGACTGAAGTCAAGATGCCTAGTATGGCCCGACTCTGCCACCAGGGCCTCGCTGGGGTGGGGGTGACGGTAGGCACGCGGTCATCCTGGTCGAGCCAAGCGCGGTGCACATAATCCGTTTGAGGCCCATAAATGCCGTCTTCGACTAAAGGCGACCCAGAGACTGAGTAGGCAAATCCTGATTGATTCAGGCTAACCTGCAATTGCTTTATTTCTTCGCGCGTCATTGGCGCACTCGCTGAAATAACGCCGCTCTTCGTGCTCAGAGCGTTTGCCCGCGTTGAAGGCAGAGACGGGGCGGTGGTAACCCATGACGCGGGTCCAGACTTCGCACGGGACCCGCTCGTGGTCGTCTAAGGTGACATCCTCGCTCATCGACGGTCCGCCTCGTCCCACACCGCGTCACATATTTCGCCCACCGCCCAGGCGCGTTGAGCCGGGGTCCATGAGGACCAGTCAGGGAGTAGACTTGTTGGAACCAAAAGGCGTATAACCAGCCCAGATTTGGTCCCAAGCTCCGGGTCATAGCAATCCATCGGGTGCATTGCCCCTAGCGGCTGCTGCCTGGCGGCGATCGCTTGCTCGATCATGCGTTGCAGTGTGCCGTTGGACGGCGTAACGGCAAAAGCAAAAGAGGATATAAAAACCATTAGGAGGGCGAGGCTCAAGCGTTTCATGGATATATATTCCTAATGCTGGGTGGTTCGATTCAGTCTAAACCGAGCGGTTGGCAGGTGGGATTAGCTTGCGTTAAGTTTCAACTCGCCTTGCGCCTGACCCCGGCGCATTTCAAGTTGACGCGCTAGGATGCGATACACATAGATCTCAGACAGGCCATGCCTCCGCGCCAGGGCATGAACGCCATTAGGACCAAGGCGCGTTCCGTCGTGGCTGCTGAAGATCTCCAGATCCCGTTTCGCGCGCCGCATGTTTGCCCCGAGGGGGATGTAGTACATACGGCCTCCCATCGCCTCACAAAGCTTGATGGCCAACTTCATAGCCAGATGGGGGGCATCATGCTGAATGCCATTGGCACGCAGCTCTACTATCAGCAGATCCGTCATTTCGGCCAAGGTGCTTTCCCATCGTTCCGGTACGTCTGGTCCATCATCACTGTCCGTCATGAGATCCTCGTTGGGCTTCATCGGGCCTCCGATTTGAACTTATCCATCGCTTGGGTAGCCTGGTGACAGAGTTCGTCTAGGCATTCCCATCCCACGCGCCAGGTCATAGCCACGGGGCCGTAGGGCGGATTATGCCGGCCAAGATAGAGGATGCATTCCATCCGTACCTGGCACCGGTCATCGAAACATCTGAGAGGCGCTGTGTTAGTCATTTCACTATAGCCTGGCATATTCCGAGGAATGGCTCGATATGCCCTCAAGATCCGCCGGCCAAACGTCCACAGTCAAACCGCCCTCCTGGAGCGGGGGGCCAATCATGGCGCTTAGTCGTACCACTTGACGGTCATTGTCATACGCGACGCCTTGCAGGGCATCGAGGGTAATTTTGATTGGTCCATCCACGTCTAGGCGGATCTGACTTTCCTTTCCGGATTTGGTCAAGCGAGGGTGCAGGATCACGCTTACTGCCACCGGGCCGACCAACAGGGGACACCCTTGCGCGCGAGCCTTCCATGCGGCGGCTCGCTTCCAGGCTTGCGCCTCGGAGCTCACCACCATGCGCCCTCGATGGTTCCGCCATAGCCTATTGGCGGACGGAGGATAGGCCAGGGCGACTGACAGGCTCATGCGTTTTCACCCTGCGGGGCGTTGTACCCCAGCGCACATTCCGCGCCGCACGCAGCGTAGCCGGCCAGGTCCACCCAAGAATCCCGATGCTGGCCACCGCTATGCCTAAGCCGCGCCAGCTTGAGCAGGGCCAGCAGGGCGGCCACGTCGTGGGGGGCCACGGCGCGCCCCAGGTACACGGACCACAGATCGGCAATGGTGCCGAACGATTGCTCGGGTCCACCGTAAGCCGCCTCGCGGGCGCCGGTGACGATGGCGGCTGCCTCATTCAGCACCGCGCGACGAACCGGCCCCTCGTCGCTGGGCTTGAGCTTGAGGTTGGACAGCTCCCGCTCAGGATGCAGCAGTTTCATCATCTCATCCGGTGAGTAGGCGCGACCCCGCCGCAGGTCGCGCTGCTGGGCCTGTGCAGCCGCGTCCAGGGGAGTTTCTAGGTCAAGGTCAGGCATGGGTAGCACCTCGGGGTGGTAAGGGGCGCACAGGGGCACTGGTGGCCTCTGGCAGGGTGTCCAGCTCGTCATCCGCGCCGGGCTCGCGGCTGTAATGGGCGCAGTCCGTGGGTGACTGCACCCAAAAGGGCTCGGCGCCCATGGCACAGGTCGGAGCGCGCGAGGTGCGGCTGCCGTCGTGCCCCAGAGGTCCCAGGCGCCAGTGCTCGCAGTGGCGGCACGACCAGTCATGATTCATGACCGGTCCCCTCGCCCCGCCCCTCGCGGTCCAGCCCGTCCGCCCAGTCCCGTGCCATGCGCGCCGGGCCGTCGTCGGTCTCAGGCAACATGTAGCTGCCGATGGGGAGGGGGAGGGTCATCAAATATTCCTCAATATTTGCCATGCCGTTGCAGCGCACAATGGCACCTGGCCGTTACCGATGGCTTTGAGGCGGTCCGCTCGGGCAGGCACGCCGGTGGCGACTCGCGGGGTTCCATCCTCCCAGTCAGCGGTCCAAGGCTGGACCAGCCTTTCGGCCAGCCCATCAGCAGTTCCACCCAATCCGGGTTGAGACTGCCACCAATCTGTTCGCTCAGCGGTCGCGAGTTTCTGGCGTGAGTAGCTTCGCTGGCCTTGCCCGACTTCCAATCTCTGGCTGTTGGGGTCGGTATCAACTTCACGGCCTCCCCCAATTTCAGCCCCGCCTTGGCAGCACTCGCCTCGGGACGATTGCCCGTCTTTCCGCAGCCATTTTTCCAATCCGTGGCAATCGGCGTCGGCCACAACTTGACTTCCTGGGACAAAATCCGCCCGCCCGTACCAGGCTTCCGGGTCCCCCCGCCTCTCCCGTTGAATTCGCTGGCTCTCGGCGTTGGCCACAGCCGATAGTGACTGTTCGGATTGCCGCGAATCGCTTGAATCAAATCTCCCCTGCCGCCCCTCTCCCCGTCCGATGCCCGGATGGTGGGCAACAATCCAAATCCTCTCGCGCAAATGGGGCGCGCCGACATCGGCAGCTCCCAGCACTCCCCATCGCGCATTAAACCCCAGCGTGGCCAGGTCAGCGAGGACGGTGCCAAGTCCGCGAACAACGAGCATTGGCGAGTTTTCCACGAAGACGAATCTGGGTCGTACTTCGCCGATGATTCGCGCCATTTCCACCCAGAGTCCGCTGCGTTCTCCAGTGATGCCGGCCCCTTTGCCGGCTGCGGATATGTCTTGGCACGGAAACCCGCCCGATACCACGTCAACAATGCCACGCCAAGGTCGTCCGTCAAAGGTGCGAACTTCATCCCAAATCGGGAAAGGCGGGAGCAGTCCGTCATTTTGTCGGGCGAGCAATACGCTGGCGGCATAGGCGTCGTGTTCAACGGCGCAGACGGTTCTCCAGCCGAGGATGGTGCCGCCAAGGATGCCGCCCCCCGCTCCAGCAAAGAGCGCGAGTTCGCGTAATCCTGCATCAAGGTGTGACTGATAAGCCATGCCATCAGAAAGGCAAATCCTCGTCAGGATTCCAATCACCATGGCCCTGGTTTGCCGCCGATTTCCCGCCGCCGTACTGCGGGGACTTGCCGCTCCTGGACGCCTGATCGCCGCCCTCACCCTTGGCCGACAGCAGAATCACGTCGTTGACCTGAATCTCGGTGATCTGCCGCTCGGCGCCATCTTTATCCGTGTACTTCCGGCTCAGCAGCTTGCCCTCGACATAGAGCTTTTGCCCCTTCTTGGCGTACTGGCCGATGATCTCCGCCATCTTCCGCCAGGCTACGCATCGGTGCCATTCGGTTTTCTCGACCGGCTCGCCGCTGGCCTTGTCCTT